ATCGACCGAATTGCGCCAGAAAAAGGCGTGCTCGTTAGCGTGGTACTCCCTGCACGCGTAACGAGCACGCCATTTCTCGTAAAGAAATTTTTGCCTTTGGACATCTGACCCAACNCACGGGTATGCAGTTTGTTAATTCCACCAAAGCTCGTTACTGAGAGTGCTTGGCGTTCCATTTAGAAATTACTGCCCTCCTTCACCGATGCTACCAAGAGCACCTACCATAGCTGCTATGCGTGCCCTACGGATAAACTTACGATTCCAGGGTTCAATCTCCCATATTCTGTCAAGAGCAAATGCTTGCTTGCCAAGCAGGTATTCAGAATAGAAGTCATTTTTGTCATTTAGCTCTTCCTCGCGCTGCTGCGATTTAGCGCATACATACAACACCAGTAAGTTGTGGTACTGTTCAGGCAACTCTGGAACATCCGCTGTGGAAGACACATGCGATAGTTTCTTGTAGTAGTCAACGCGTACAGTACCACCATCACCAATGTTCTGCAAAATTATGGTATCGTGGCTTCTCTTCCAACCTTTGCTAGTGTTGTCTGTAAAGGGTAGCCTTGCAAGCTGCTCAATATTCCCANCTGNCGGTGTGTAATAAACAGCTACAACCTCATGAATTTGTTTCAAATCAGGGTCACTGGCCAAATCTATTACAGCCTTACCGTTGGTAGGTGTTACACTAATGTTGTCCTTGGANTTCAACAATTTAGCAACAGGTGTTAAATCATCCAGCGCCGCGTTGATGTAGCTAATCCAAACAGGTGTCTCATAGGCTTCCTGTACATGAGATTGTGCAAGGTTGATAATCTCTTGAACAGTCATAATAATCACCTCCTGAAGAATTCTGTCGGAGGATTACGCAGTGCCTCAGCAATGGACCACTCTGTGCGCAGCCGCAGGTAGTCCTGTGCCGCAGCACGCACGTTAAGCGCACCAGCACCCTCGGTACTGGCCAGTAGTTTCCAGACCGCATAAGCAACCATCACNCGCTCAGCNCCCTGTAAAACAGGTGTGTCAGTCAAATTCACCATATCAGGCACTTCAGGCACCCCAACAATTATCAACTCACCGTCGCGTATAGGGGTTGGGCACAAGTAAAAATCATTACCAACAACATAAACTTCTTCAGGGTCCGCAGCATTGTCAGGGTGCTCAGGAGGGTAGCCATACCGCATGATTAAGCGCCANCGCGTTTTAGCTGAAAGCTCTTGCCAGTAAAATTCTTTTGGCGCCATCAAATCCTTAGGACGTGTAACGCTTACTTGTTTAGCTGTCACAGGTACGGTGAATACTGACAAGGTTCGAGCAACTTCGACCAACTCACGCTGTGCGTTATTTAGTTGTCGAGTTATCACAAGGTCGCTGTAGAGGTCACCCTCATCGCCTATCAAATCTCTGACTTCGCGGATAAGTTCCTGCAGTGTCATTTCTCAGCCCTCCAACCTCGTACCATTGGCTTACCAAACCAACGCAATTCGTCACGTACGCCGTAGAATATGTCCGCCAGCTGTTTATCAGCGTCACGTTGTATCGCTGCATTACGCTGGCGCACCTGTTGTAGGTGTTTGCGCCATGGTCTCGACGTGTTACGTGCCAGATANTACCCTTTGCTAACAGCTTCAAGAATATGGTGACCCAGCTTCTCCCACGCACCNAGCATGTAAGGCCCGCGCCTGTCCAAACCCCAAACCTCGTACTGATGGGTCTCCATGTTGTAAAAGAGCTTNAGGTCTGGGTCAATGCGCCTTAAAGCCTCTGGAATACCAGTAGCGTGTTGTTCAATTGCTACACGCCCCTTAAAATGTGCATTTACCGTAACCAGCATAGACAAACATCACCTGCGCCTTTTCTCNGAAGCCTGCGCAATCCGCACATTGGGAGGAGATGTCTGGTGTTCACCAGGTCTTATGGTGTTGTAAACATGTGTGTGGTCATGGAACGCCAGCACAAGTGAATTTACAACCTCANCTAAATTCTTGAGTTCCTTCTGTAACTTCTTAACTTCAAGTGCCAAATCAACTGCTATTTTTGCGTTGGTAATAGCACCGTCCTGAATCTTGACGGACTGTTTTCCCTTATCCGACAATCGTAACACCCCCAAAAACAAGAAAATAAAATAAAAAGGGCGAGAGATTTGAGTCTCTCGCCCACGATTAGGCTTCGACGATGTTGCTGACCTTAGCGGTGAAGTTCCTGTGCAGTGTAATCAGGTTCATGTCCCATATCCACACTGCCTTGTAGGTCCTGTCGCCAGCCCATTTCAGGATGCCGCCGCCCAAGTCTACCCANCCAGGCTCCTNCAACTGTCCGAACACCAGAGCACGCTCATCAGCACCAGTGTCTCCTTCACGGAGAGCTAGTGCCAAGAAGTAAGCTGTGCCAGGCGGACAGTCGTAGTCCTCAGCCAGAGCTACTCCGTTCCAGGATATGGTCTCATAACCGCCNGGCAATGTAATTATATCGCTGGATACGGGTATCCTCTTGAAGCCCTCCAGGTAAGCAGCGGCAGCCGATACAACACCAGGCGAGGCGATTATCAGGTCTACACGACCACCCTTCAGCCTGATTTCACGAATAGGTCTGTCGAACAAACTGAACGAAACCTCACCGCCAGTGTCGTCTACATAAGCAGCAGCCCATTCCTCGTAACCGGGTGTGGCTGGGTCAACGCCACCAACTGCCCCAGTCTTGGAGACAATCTTGGCCAACCCATCAATCTCCTTGTTGAAAGCATTGGCCCTCGTAATGATATGAGCGCTGGTTGTCTGTACGGCAGTACCATCGATTGTGATTGTGGAGTTGGCGGTGTCGACGCTCACAATCTTACGCCCCTGAGCAAGCACTGCACCATTAGCAGGATTCAGGATGTCAATGNGCATATTAATTTTGAGGTACTTTGTGCTGTCTACAGGTATGGTGTTGCCGGCTTCATCCATATCTCCGCATGCGGCCAGCTTACCTGTGCCATCACCAAACAGCTGCCTGTTGATGTCCATCCTCAGGTTACGAGTGACGGACTCAAACTTCAGGCTCTGCAGGTCTTGGAACACGGCCTCAGGACCGCTACCAGCGTACAAAGCCCTCAACGAGAGCTGCACAGTCGCTGTTTGCTGTACGCTCATATATTTAGCGCCAGCATACACTTCATTGGTCGGTTCAGGTAGCGGGTCATACTCACCGCCTGCTCCAATACCCTCATTAAGCCCGAGTTCCAGCGGCACATAGTAGTATTTACCGCTGATGTCTACAAAATCTGTGGTCTTCTCCAGTTCCTGGAGCAACACTGTACCTCTCCATACCTGTTTCATAATAGCTGGTGCATAACGCTCTTTTAATACTTGCTCGTAGAATTGAATTTGTGTGTCAGCCATATGAACATACACCTCCTGTAGTATTTTTCCAATCTAAACCCTTGAGACGCCGTTAAGCGTCAAAGGGTTAAAGGCTCACATACCAGTAATCCCTTTGTTCAGCATAGCTATCAAATCACGCACGCTGCGTCTTGCAGCCCTGAACGATGTTGGTTCTTCTGGCGGTATATCTGGTATATTGCCACCGCCTTTTTCAACAGGNGGNACATCCTTAACCGCCGACTGCTCCATCATAATCTTGAAGATGCGCTCAGCAGCAGGCTGGTCACCACTCAAGAGCTTTTGTTTTACAAGCTGCCATGCCACCTCTTGAAGCGGTAACCCAGGGTATTTACCCGCAAGCTGCAATAACTCACGCTCATCCAAGTCGGGTAAAACAGGCAAGTGTTTCTTGTACTCGTCGTAGGCCTGTTTGGCCTGGTTTAGTTCCTCACGTAATGCGAGGTCCGCTATGAATTGCTCCATTCTGCGCAAACGCTCTTCTAATACTGCAACCTGCGGGTCAGCAGCGGGTTGTGTCGACTGCTGGTCAATCTGTACGTTAGCCTCAGCTTTAGGTTGAGACTGTGCGTTAGCGGCTGTACGATTACCACCTAATAAACCAAAGTGCTCACGTATGGTATTTTCAACCTTGTCATAAAGCACTGGGTCTGATACAATCACGTTGGCCAACTCTCTCACCGGGTCAAATGCATCCGTGCCTNTGTCCCCCGCCACAGGCTGCGCTTGACCCTCTACATTTGTTTGCGGTTCTGGGCTTGTCGCCGCAATTGTATCATCCGTAATATTACCGGCGTCCGCATTAGCGCCGTCATTAGCGTTGGCATTCACAGGCGTTTCCTCGGTACCAATGGGTTCCTTTCTGACATCATCAGCCATTAATTACCTACCTCCTTTTGTTTGTTCTGGATTAACCATTTGGGCCATCATCTGGCTCCTTTGGGCTAATAGTTGCATATACGCCTCGTGTTCAGCTACATGCTGTCTAAACACCTCCTTACGCTCCGGTGGCAGCTCTTCGTACTGCACAGTCTTCCTGAACCTGTTGTGCTCCAAGATATGAATAGCATGGTTCTGGTAGTCCTCAACCTGAGCTGGCTCACCGTTTGCCATCTTGTTATTCTCACGCTGCGCTTGTTGTGTATCTAGTTCCATATCGTTGTAAATCTCTTCCATATTTCCAAATTTCGTCAAGCGCAACAACAACCGCGGGTCGGTAATCACGCCCGCTGCCCACAGCTGCATTAAGAATTCTTGTTGGTAAATCTCCGACTTTGGTAGCGTAGAGCCGGGTTCTACACGTACATCTGCCTCAATTGGCACATCAGACGCTTTGAAAAGCATCGTCTCCCAGGTTGCGTTGTCACCCAAAACACGCAAAACCCGGGGGACCGTGTAGAACTGCCTAGCCAACCAAAGCGCATAATTTAACGCCTTGCCTATGAACTCCTCCCAGTTCCTTGACAAGACGTTCATGCGTGTCTCGTCGTTTTCAAGCAAGTACGCCATTGCAGCAGCACTCCTGATGTTACGCGGTACAGTACCACGAGACACCTCACTCATACCAGAGATGTCATCCCGCTCCTGCCACAACCTTAACAGCACGTTAACAACGTGTGCAGGATACGGCTCAATGGTCAAAGGCTGTACAACCCCACCCATCAGTGGGTTGTAATAAATCACTTCGCCAGGCTCAAACTGCGGGTCCTTTAGCAACGAGTTAATTGGCGCAATAAGGGGTGGTGTGGACAACTTAGCAGAATTTTCAATTATGTCACTGCGTAACTTGTTATACACCACGTTTATTGGGCGCAACGGTTTAACATTGGAGTTCGCATACAAATGCCCTGGCGTAGATAAATGCTTCATATGAACAAACGGTATCGGGCACGTAGCAGCATATGGGTTATCCGATGCATACAATACCTTACCACCCGCTACCACTGCGTANCTGCCTCTGGGATACTCCGTGCTGGGTTTCTCCCAATACTCTTTGACCAACACCGTCTTAGATAACGGAATAGAACTATACACCGCCGTTGGCCCAAACACCGAGTCAACCATCGTACGCCAGGCTTCACCGTCGCCTGTTACACTCACGCCGTACTTTTCTTTGACATACTCCACAGGACGCAACCTCGCTTGTATAACCCACGCCGCCTCATCCAACGAACGGGCAAATGGGTCAATAAACAACTCAAACGGCGATACATAGTCAATAGCTACATCGCCAAGCGTCTGAACGGTGTCGTCTACTTTCACCACAGGGCCTGCAGTTGGGTCCCAGAACACCTTCACAAACCCATTACCCGTGACCAATGCCCATAAGAGCGCTTCTCTGAACACTTTGTTCCAACCCTTGACTGACCANAGCCACTCCAAAAACTTTCGGCTGGCTTTGGCTTTCGCTACATCGTCACGGTCACCTGTTGTCGAAACTACTGTGAACACAGGGTCATTACGGGTCAGTCGCGCAAACTCCATACGCACCACGGGCTTTATCAAGTTAGCTGTTAAACGCGGCTTTTTGTTCTGCGGTGTGTAGTCAACTACACGACGTTGGGTCGGGTCATAAACCACCCATTGCCTATCAGCGTAAAAAGCAATATCCATTTTCCAGTCTCGCTCATAAGGCATACGGGCTTGTGCAGCAATATTAAATTTTTCGTTTATGTCTGCATAGAGCTTAGCTTCGTCAATATTCTTAAAATCTGCTAAGTTAACAGTAGCCATTTAACATCACGCCCCTACGTCTGACAAGTCAAAATCATCTGGCTCAACCTCCACATCCTGCGGTTGCTGTGCTAAATGCTGGGCAATCAACTCGGCTTGTTTATACTGCGCGAAATCCCGTGCCATGAGCCTGTCAATCAGCTCTTTGCGGTCTACGCGGGATTCTTGAAGAAGGTCATAAATCCGCTTCCATTGAAGGTGGTCACGCCAAAAAAGAAAAAACAGCGTTGCTATCCAGCACGCTGCTGTGATAAACATTATTACTATTACTCCTTTAATCACGTATCCTTTTTACCTCCCTTCTGCTGTAACCTGCGCAACTGCATCAGGGACGACATCACCTTGTTCGCACAATCCACACAAACGGGGTTGTTTTCAACAAGGATAAATGTCTTTCCAGTCGGCCCAAAACACAACGTACATGCCAAACTCCTGGGTGCATTCTGTACTACCGCCATAATATCAACATCACTCCTTACTCAATCTACGCATAATGGCTTGCCGCCTACGTCGGTCAGGAATCCTTTTAGCAGCTTCCCTGGCTATCGAATAAGCGATACTCGCAGCATGTTTCTTGCTAAGACCAGCGCTGATTAGACTGGCAATGTTATTGCTAATGGTCTTGNCAGAATACCCAATCTTCAGAGGCACCACAGGTCACCCCCTTATTCAGCGTAGCCGCTCACCGTCACCGAACCTCGCTTGTAGTTCACCACAACGGGACGTATTGCTGTAATCGGCCTGACGTTGAATACTACGTAACCAGGTGCCTTTACACGAGATGTTTTGGTGTCACTAGCACCTAAAGCGCCCGCGTATGAGAAAAATACGCTACCGTCAATAGAGGCTTCAAATGTGATTTCAGCGTCAAAATCGCCTTCAATAAAAAACAGCGCTTGTTCTTTGCCTGTACAATCAAGCGC